AACAGTCTTCAACGCCTGACGGTTCGGTGGGACGATAAAAACGGGGATCTCCTGAACTTTCGGGGGTGGAACACGAACGCCTTTATCCTGCGTCTTCACCTGACGCCTGACCCCGAGCCGACGCTCCCACCTCCTCAGCCCCTAGAGGAAATTCAAATCAAGCGGATCGTGGAGGCGATGAAGGTTCAACCGCCGCCACCACCCGAACCTAAGAAACGGTTTCACTGGTGGATCATAATTTTGGTTCTAATTGGAGCTATTGTGGCCTGGAAGACGTTCGGACAGACCCCACAGGGGTCTGGACTCGTAGGAACTGTTCCCCCTGCCCCTGGACCACAGATGCGGACTTAGCGGGTCACCGCGAAGATGGGCTGACCTGGCTCCTTGATCTCCACGTTCTTCACGAGCGCCTTGAGCACCATGAACACGATGACGGCGAGCAGGGTGGTCACCAGGGCGGCGATGACGGCGCCCTGGGTGCTGCCATTGGACTTGGCGACGCGCTCCACGATCGTCTTCACCACCTCGTACCACGCGAGGGCTGCGGCGAAGGAAAAGCCGCCGATCACGGCGTTCAGGGCCTGAGCCTCGACGGTCGTTGCGATACCCATAACAGTGGATGCCATTGTACTATATGTAGGCAAAAAAACTTTCAGAAGGATCCCAAGGAACGGGTCCACCTGTCCCCGCCTGGTCAATTTCAGATCCTTTTTGAAGACCCTCAAACCCCTCTGGATCTTCTTCAAACCCTTCTTCCTCTATAATATTTGTGTATCTGGACGAGTCGTCGTCGGAGTCACTCCGTGACTCCACGAATATTATGTACTGTGTAGTTCTCATCCCCTACCAAAAAAGGAGTTTTTGTCAACTGCGTTTTTCAGCGCGCGTTCTGCAGGATTGGCCGGCTCCCACTGGTCCCAGCTATCTGCACACTCATTCATATTGCGTGCCGTTTCGTCTGGACCGTCATACCTCGTCCAGGCGTCTTCTGGGGACTCAGACTCCTCGTCCGCGTCAGAATCAGTTCCTGATTCCTCCTCCCCATAAACCTCTGGGTACAAAGAGCCTGTGTGCCTCCCCATGACGTTCCTGGCTGCGTACATGAGACCGTAACTCATGTCTTGAGCCGTGACGCAGTTTCGACCACACGCCTTGACGTAATGACCGGCGAGAACCGTCGCCGACTCCAAAACTGGAAGAAAGAGGTCAATCGCTGCATTTTCAATACCACTCGTATCGACTTCGCCATCACCCGTTCTCATCATACGGTAACAGAGCGTCGATTTTTTAAGTACAAGTCCTGCGGACTTGGGACGCGACTAGAAAAAGTTGGAAAAGGTCACCTTGGCCGAGTTGTTGGCGGTTTCGAGGAAGTTATATGACGCGGCATATACTCGAATATTGACGTTTGTGGGATTGGGGTTGAATGAAAAATACAAATTTTGACCCTGAATTCGTGAAAGATTCACGGATCCCGAGGGAGATTCACCCTCTGGATCGAGACTGAACGAGTACATATAGAAAAGTCTATCTGGAACACGGGTGTGAAACTCAAGAGGTTGAATAATTCTCAAGAATTGTGGAGTTCCGACGGTGGGCTCTATACGAGTAGTCGTATTAAAGTCAAACTGAAGCCTATTGAGAATATCATTCGTACCTATAGTTCCCGATGCGGCGGCAACTGTCGCCGTGTTGCTATAGTCGTACCCTCTGGCTGAATCTTGTTGTAAAACGAAATAGAGCTCCTTGACGGGATTATAAAAGTTGAGACGGCACTGAACGCTCGTCAAGGGATACGGTGCAAAGAACTGGTTCAGCTGGACCTGTTCAAACACTTGAAGTCTAGGCTGTTTAATATAGGCAATTTCCTTCTCGGAAAGGTACGTGTACTCGATATTGAGCTGAGCCGTGAACGGGGTCGTGATGAGCGTCGGTGGGGATGTGAAGTACGTGGACGGGTTCCAGACGATCCGGATAGTCACATCCTCCTTGAAAGCACACAGAGGCAGACCCTTTTTGAAAGTAGAAAAGGGGAGCGGCACCGTGTATGCGAGTTGCGGGGTTGTAGAATATGTCAGGTTTTTCCCATCCAAAAAGGACAGGGCGGGCTGTTTCCCTTGGGGAACTGTGAGGTCGAACGTCATCTCTATATGTTCGCTATAAAGACGTTCTATGAGTTCGTCGCCTATGTAGAGCTCGATATACTGAAACATGAGCGTCCCGACCGAGTCGAGAACCTGCACACCCGCCGGCGGCGTCGGAAACGCAGTGTACAGGGTCATGCCCGTGATGAGATCACCTGAACGGGGAATGGTTCTGTGATTTTGTGACCCAAAAGAAACACCAGCCTCATCGAAAATAACCTTGTCGACCCGATATGCAAACGGCGTCTGACCCTGATATTTTTCGATAAAATATGTCACTTGGGGGTCACCACTCAGTGAAATGTCCTCTTGACCAAGAAAGGACAAACTGGCACGACCGGCCATCTCTAGTAAGTCTGGGGAAAAGAAACGGGCGGCGTTCGCCGCCCCTTTTTCACGGGTGGATCACAAGCGGGCAAGTTTCTTCGAAACTTCCCCCTTGGTCTCTTTACCGGAACATGATGCCACCTATTCCGTTTTCTATTCTTAGAATATTTTGACTGAGAGCTATGACATTAAACGTCTTTGTGGGAAAGTTCAGTGTTGTGTTTCCTATATTCATCTCCAAAAGAACTTGCCGAATCCTACTAAAATTGATTTGACCAGACGAAAGGGTTCCAAATGGATTTGTAGAAAAGGAATACATGTAAAATTGACGGCCGTATATATTTGGCTGTTGAGCGGTCAACGTTGTTGGTTTTGAGAAAAAGTTGGTGTGTGTGACGAATGGTTCAATGGCTCCGACATATAGGGTGTTTATAGTGGCGGTCAAGAACGCGTCTTCACCGTTGAACGTCATGCCAAAAGTCAAAGCGTCCGTCCCGCCACCGGGTGTCGTGTAATTATAAGGTAAATTAGCGTCGGGGTGGATCAGGAAAAAGAGTTCTTTGATGGGATTCTTGAATTTCAAATCAAAAACAGCAGACTGAAACCCCTGAGGAAGTTGAAAGGATTCATATTGACACTGGGTTATGACATAGTCCAGTCTGTGACTTTGGAACCAGTCGATTTCGGGGTTTGATAAATAGGCGTACTCCGTGATGATGGTCGCTGTGAGTGTAGGGTTGGTTATTGACACGGAAGTCAAGTTTGAGAAGTTATTGAACGTGACCCAGACCTCCACGTCCTGTCTCCCGAGAGCCGTGATGGGCAAGGAGAGTTCAGGGTTTCCGTAGAAATAGTACGGAAGATTCACATAGTATGTGCGCCCTGGAGGTCCGATGCTCGTCTGCGTGTCGTACTTGCCCGTCAGGAGCTGGAGACCTGGCTGATTCTCATACGGAACATTGAGCTCGTTCCACACCTCGATGTATTCGCCCGTGAGACTCTGGATCGTTTGACCGCCCACCTTGAGGTCTGCACGTGCGATGGCTATCGTTCCCACTGAATCATAGTAATTATAGGTCTGAAATCCACCGATGAGCGTGTTCGAGGCTATAGGAACGACGGTCAGGTACGTCCCGGATTGTACCGTCGCACCAGGTGCAAACGTGTTGAGAGTTATACCATATGAAGTACTCGCTGCATTATCAGTAATATGGAAAGGCATAGACACGGTATAAGGTGGCGAAAGGCCGAGGCTAAAGTTGAACACCTGATTGAAAGTCGATGTTGAATTTGTGATGCGAATATTGGTCACAGGGCTGGACGTGTAAAACACACCCGTCATCATATAAGACGCCACGTTGTTGAACACGAGGTTTCCGGAAGCATTCACTGAAAGCATCGCCGAGTTGGTGTTAGAGCTGAAGTTTGTATTTAAATTGAGAGGGCTCGTCAGGGTACTTGATTTAGATTGCAAAAGGATACCATTGTACGGAAGCACGATACCCGGAGTCGTGTCTGACAGAACACCCACTTGATTTATAGTGAAAAATGAATTGGCTGAAATATTTGAGAATGATTGAGTCGTCGAAACGTTGAGGTAATATGCGAGCTGTGTACTAGCCACGAGAGGTATAGAAAAGGCGTATGTTGGGTTGCGTCCTTGGAGGGACATGTCGTAGACATAAAGAATGTTTGACCGTTCTCCCAGAACCACATTTGACACGTAAGACTCTGTGGTTGTGTTTGAAAGTGTCAAGACTCCCGAAATGAGGTATTCGCCATTGACTGTGAAACGCATCATAGAATTTGAATCAAGAGTGACTGTTGTTTCGGATGTGGCTGATATGTTGCCGTAGAGGGGCACGGGTGCAAGGGACGTTCTCGAAAGAGTGACGGCTTTTGAAAATTGATACGTGTCATTAGCCGGAGTTGCCGTTATATATGTTCCCTGAAGTGCGTTACATGGAATATTCGTCTGGACGTAGAAATAATAGTACTGACTTCCAGTTGAAATTATAGGAATGATTGCCGGCGACGTCGGGTCCGGGGACACGGTATACGTGTACGTGTACTGGAACGTAGGTGGCGCTGGAAGATTAGGTGAACCAGTACTTCCGTAACT